TAACCCATGTTTAATAAATTTGATCTTGCTTATGCAGCTGGCTATATAGACGGAGACGGATGCCTGTATATCGGCACCTTCGCAACCACTAAAGGCACAACTTATGAATTTTCTATACAAGTTAGCAGTGTTAAAAAAGAATCTACAGATTGGCTCAAGAAGACTTTCGGTGGATCGACTCGATCTAAAGAAACAGAAGGAAACAGAAGAACGCCCCATGTCTGGACAATTAAAGGAAAGAAAAGCTTGAGCCTTGCTGAAGCAATACTTCCTTATCTTGTCGATAAAAACCAAGAGTGCCAAATATTTATTGAGTTCGCTTTGTCTATTATTAACAACAATTTTCAACCGCTTAAAGATGAAGGCGTTGCTGATAGGGTTGCTCTTATTGAAAGAATAAGAGAAATCAGACACCACACCGGAGGCCTCAGAAGACAATTCATTTGTCGAATGAAAGGTATCTATGCATCGCTCACTCCGACTGATCTTGAAGTCGCCTATATGGCAGGACTCATAGATGCAGAAGGATGCTTCCGAGTTAAAAAATGGTCGGTTAAAAATAAACCAAATCCGGTATTCGCTATATGCCTTGAAATTGGCAACACCAAGAAAGCATTTTTTGAATGGATCTTGATGCGTTTCGGTGGAACACTCGTGTTTGTCGAAGCTAAAACAGAAAATAGAAAACATTCTTGTATTTGGACTTTGAGCTCTAAACGACTCAATTTCTTCATTAATCGCTTTTGTTCTTATCTCAAGATCAAGAAGCCTGTTTGCGAAAAGATTATTGAATTCTTCAAAACCAATCTTCCCAACGGCGGAGATCGACACTCTGATGCCTTTAAAAAGACATATAGTGCCATTCTCGAAGTCCGAGAGAAGATTATTTCTGATATTCATAGTCTCAACGCTAAAGGTCATAATCCATCCGATTTATAACAAGTTCCCTCTGATTGCCTTCGCCATAACGCGGTCAGGGTTCCCAGTTTGTTTAGGCAAAGTTTAATGTCGCCAAGTACGTCTAGCGACACACCAAGACGAGCAGCACACTCATTGAGAACAGGGTCCTGATTTTGCAGGGTCACTTGTTCATTGAGTGTCACATAGGTCAATTCTCTGTCTTGGTTCATACGGCACCTATCTTTTACCGTAAAACGAAATCTTCGCATCGATATCGACTGCGGTTAGATTTTGTGGCGGAGGAGTTACACCTGAGTTACCAAGTGGCACCATAGCCGTGTTTAATGGGTTGTACCGACGCATACGAAGAGTATTACCACCATTACGGGGCATATTCTTTTTCATAGCCGGGATTTTGTGAATCATATTTGGAACTGGCACTGACAACAGCTTATAACTAAAGCTTTGTTGTACTGGACTCGGAAGGGAAGAAGTGGTTGTAATTGCCACGGTATCTCCTTGAAATATTATTACACATTTCAAGCTGACGAAGCTTGTACGATACGTCACGAGTTAGGCGAGGTCTCGATTATGCGCCTGGGGTAGAAGATTGCGAGTTCTTCAATATACGCGTGGCTAGTATAGAACGGGAGGGTTAGTTGAGTAAAGGGGTGATAACTTCCATGTTAGTGAGCTGGAAAAGGAGAGAGCAAGAACCAACCCACTAACACGTCCATAGATGGACCTTGTGATGTATATTATTCTTATAAATCTTGCATTTCGAAGTGGTCAGAGTCTACACGTGCAAATGAACCACCCCAGCGATTAAAGGGATGTAATGTTACCCAGTAATCACCGAAGAGTTTATAATCTGCATAATCAGTAAGATACACGCCATCTTTAAATAAGTTAAGATCGATCGCAAGTCGCTTACAATGCAAGCTATCAATGATACCCTTACCTTCTTTGGCGTATATCGCTGCTTGCTCTGGTGAACGCTTAGCTTCGCCAAATGTAACTGAGTAAAGATGTGTTCCAAATATTTTACATAAAAGAAGTGATACGTTAGATGCGAATATAATTTGTTTTTCTTGGAGCGTCATTACATATTCCTTCGAGCATCATTCATCTCACGTCGTAATTGTTCTTGCAATGCAGGAGTTAACCCATTAGCAAATGCATTCGCTCGAGATAATGGAGAATCGCCTTGTTGTGGAGAAAGTGATGCGAGTGGTTTGGGTTTAGCCGCATTCTTTTGTATCTGTGCTTTCTCTGCCTCATAAGTTGGTTCTACTTTAACTGCAGCCATCTTCTTAATTGCTTTATATGCCATTGCTTTAGCTCCATAAACGTCAGTTGATGTTCCCAATACTTGTGCCAACTCGGGATCTTCAGCTTGAAGACGAGCTATAGAGTCCGACGATACAATATTATAATAGTCTGGATACTTAGCAAGAAGCTTAGATTCTTCGGTCATTACCGTTGATCGTTGTTCGGTTTGCTTAACCATTCCGCGCAACTTCTTAACTTCTGCCGCAAGTGCTTTTATATGCTTACCTTCAGCAATATCATCGGTACCTATTTCGATATCAACATCTTCTATTTCTTGAGTAGATTGCTGTTGGGCTTGTTGCTGCATATTGTATTGCTGCATTTCATACGCCCGCAACTTTGCCAAAGCTTCATCTCGTTCTCGGTCGCTCCGTGCTTTATCATCCCTAAGAGTTCTAAAGTTTCTGGCTTGATAGCTGTCTTCTTGAGGTTTGCTTGTAGGAATAGGAGTAATGTCAGGTTCATTAACTACCTCCGCATTGTCAACGGTTTCTTCCACTTCTACTTCATAAGACTCAACAGCTTCTTGTGGAAGCGGAATAATTTCTTGAGTCGGCTTCATATTACCACTAACTTGGCCATCTCTATCATATTTTATTTCAAAACTCATACTGCTCCTTTTGGTTCAAGAACCTTTAATTAATTAATAATGGAGATGCTTCTTCTTCCCCATTAAGTGTCTTTGCTTTTTTAAGAAGTGTGCCATTGTAATCACACAGCACATAAAAGAGTAACTCTTTTTCTTCTTTGGGTAAGTGCGCTGCATTATTTACTAAGTATATCGCAGTCTCTGGATCTGGGAGTGTCCATAGATATTCAAGATCATTACTAGATCGACGAAACTTAAACATTGATTGATTATAATCGGGAGATGGGCACCATCTGTGTGCCATAAAGTAATTACGGAATACATTTTCAAGCAATTTTTCTCTCTTTGTAATTACTTGTATATAAAAGTCACCGTTGTATTTATCTATGTGGGTATTAATGCATTCCCATATACTCGACATGTAATCTTTTTGAAGTTCGCGCTGAACATCGATTACATTATTTGAATCATGACCCTTTGAAACAAGGTCAGTGGCGATCTTACCTACGGTTTGACTCCGCGAGTCCTCTCTTTTCATATACTTCTCCTCCTGCTTAACCAAGATATACCATAAAAGGGCCCCCACTTACAATAATGGGGGCTGGATACAAGTATCCGAGATGAAGTGAGAGTGAAGTAATTTAAGTAGATCAAGTTTTTTACGTTTTACTTTTTCTTCTTCATCTTTTTTTTAGGCGCTGATGACTTCTTCTTAGAAAGTCCGGCTTCGCTCAAAGAAATCGCAATTGCTTGCTTGGGATTAGAAACAATAGGTCCTTTTTTAGAACCACTATGCAACTTACCTTCTTTGAACTTATGCATTTCGGACTTCACGCGGCTCTTTTTAGCCTTTTTTGAAGCTGTTTTTTTTAACTTAGGCATAAGAACTCCTATTTCTTTTTGAGTCCGTGACTCTTCTTTTTAGATTTATCTTCTTTTTTATGTACTTTTTCTATCTTCTTATGAATCTTTTCATCTTTCTTCATATCTTTTTCAGCTTTGTGATGCAGTTTCTCTTCTTTTTCGTGAAGCAGATGTTCTTTTTTATGCAGCTTTTTAGTTTTAGCTGTTTTATGTTTTGCCATGATTATTCCTTTATACGTTACTATCATCTACTTGGGGCGCACCGAATCCACGAACCGTATCATCGAGATATGGAGTTGAGTAATAACCCGCTTGTGGGTACTCATGGTGTATTGCCTGGCGGGGAAGATTAGCCATTGCACCCATATCTTCTTGCACAATACCACCATCGGCAAGTTCTTGTCTACGTCGTGGATCAATACCGGCATAGAATTCATTTTCCATATCAGTAGTACGAGCGAATGCACGCTGATCTCGCTTTTCAGAAAGGTTATACATCTCTGCGTATCTTTCACGAGATTCATGCCGTCTTAATGCGCGTTCTTGATAGTTTTCTGGTGTATCCATATCAGGCTTCTGAAAACCATAATTGATAGATAAGCGTTCATTGCTTCTATCTTCTCCACGATTACGTCCGCGTATCTCTGGAGATGGCTCTATATTCTTTCTTGCCATTGTTAATCTCCCATGTCCCATTTTCAACCATAAGGGGCGCAAAAGCACCCCTTATTTCAACCACTTATCTCACGCGCGATGTTTCTTCAAAGACCAATCGTTCTTCGACTTGTCTTCTCGGCTTCTTGGACTTTTTCATGTTCGGCGGAACTCCAAGAATTTTATACGCGATTTTCTTTGCTTTGCCTTTAGGGCGTGGCGCCTGACACATGTTAAAATCTCCAGTTTTGTTTAGACTTTATAGCTTGTATCGCCGACTTAGAAACTCCAAAATCTTTTCCAATTCTTGTACAAGTGACACCCATTTCAAGAAGCTTTCTTATCTCGAAAACATTATTATCAGTTAATTTAGAGTTAGGACCCTTTTCACCGTTCATAGGATTCTCGATATGCATCTTTACTAAGTTTTCACTCTTTCCAAGAAATTGGCAGTTATCTGGAGAATAATCTTTCGAAGAATCAATTCTATCTAGAGCTAATCCAACCTTCCAATTATTATCCAAGCACCACTGATAAAACATGCTAGGATTTAACTTCCATTCATCGCACACCTTTATGCCTTTACCTTGATAATAAGGAAAGTCATTTGGCGCTGCATTATAACACCTAGTTAAGATGGTATATCGCAAACGATACAATGGATGTTTAATACTAATTTCATGAACTTTACCATTACTTACAATTTTTGAGTTGTAATTCCAACCTTTAGCACACATAGAATATTCCTTTCCAATATGTCCCAAGTTTATCATTTACAACCCTTTATTGTAAGATATGCCATTTAGACCTTTTTCGGGTACATATGGCTACGACGTTGACGATCATCGTAATCCATTTGCATATCAACACCACGAAGTGTGTCATCAATCATTTCTGGCATGTAAGGACCAGTTTTTGGATAAGGCATAATGCGAACTTCTTGTGGAAGGTTAGCAATAGCACGAGGATCTTCATGGATCATTCCCGCATCACGAGATTCTTGAGCCATTTTTCCCCCGCGTCCTTCATATTTACCCGGAGAGAAATCAGCGCGTCGTTCACGATCCATCATTGGAGCGCTTTCACGGTAGCCATCTTTATCATGACGAATCTCATCATTGAAATGATCCTTGTGGTGCATTTCTTTACCACTTGAGTAGTGTCTTTTTTTTGCTGCCATTGTTGGCCTTCCCAGTAACTGCGGAACACGCCGCAACGTATAGACAATACGTCTAACTTAATCTTTATTTATTTATCGGTGGCTGTTGTCCAGAACCATGCATACTTTCAGCTAATTCAGCTAGTTTCTCCACCAAGGAAACAACCGATTCAATATTATCCACCGTTAAAATTTTGCTTAACGATTCGATCAACATAAGAAATTGCATGTCATCTCCTTAAGATATTACGCTGGAGCTCCAGCCATATTTGCCTGACTAACTTCTTGCTGAATTGGTTTCTTCATAGGCCCTTGTGCGCCAAGTTGTATTTCTTGATCGAGCTTTTCACGTTGCTTAAGCATGTCTGAAAGAGTAAGTAGTTGTTGAATATGATTCATATCAAGCGTATCAACTTCTTTTAATGCTTTAACGAGATTGAGTAAACCAATGTCTTGATCTTTAATCGCAGCGGCACGACGTTCAACGGCAAGGGCACTATTCTCTTCGATGCGACTATCACGCTCACGTCCCAATCCAACGTCAGCAACAGCCTTCGCCTTAAGCGCTTGTGTTTTGGCTTCTTGTTCTTGCATTGCTGCTTGCAGTTGCATTTGTTGCATTTGCATTGCTTGTTGTTTTTGCTGTTCTATTGCTTCGATAAGCTGTTTTTTATCTTGGAGAGTAGCGGATTCAATTATTACACTATCGGGGATTGGAAGGCCGGCCTCACGAAGCTGTAATAACTGAGCGAATTGCATTTGTTTTTGTGTGGTAGTATTTAAGCCTTCTTCAACAACTGCATGGTATTTACCGAACGCTTTATTATAAAACTGAGGAGCTGGCTCTTTACCTTCCAATATCTTTTTAACTTTACCGGGAGTAAAGTTTGCTTGAATGATATCGATCATGATACGACCAAGCAATTTCTGAGAATGGTCAAGCTGATCGAATAGTATTTGCAGCGTTGTAAGACCGGCACCTTGCCGGAGCATAGACAAGATGCCAGCCTTATCGTCAGTAGCCGAACCAAGTAATTCTTCATTAACACCTGATATCTCCATAACCTCTTTAGCCATTATTTCAGATATCTGAATAGTGGTAGGAGGTATAACAGGAGATTGGATTTGCTGTACATCAGTCATCGATGCTTCTTCTTTAAGCGCAAGACCACGGCCCTGACCAGAGAGATTAAATACATCAAGAGGATTAACCAACGCATTCTCTTTATATATCCATCCTGAGTTAATCTGTGACTCAAGAATATCTAATTCAATAACTTTTCTACGGTTATATAAATACTGTGGATCGCGCAAACCACGGACCACACCCTGTATACGCTGCGGGAAATAGGGCATTTGTGGATTGAAATAGCCAAAAACAGGAACAAATGGATAGAGGTCAGTACCGTTTGGGTTTGGTCCATCATAGAGAACCTTTCCTTGAACAACGATAGCAAGTTTAACCGTTGGTATAGTTTGATCGATAACGGTAACTGACGGTTCTTGTCTTAAGAACTCAGCAAGCATCTCATCATCACCACGCCATTCCATGGTCTCGCCAGTCGCAGCGTCGGCAAGCATCTTCTGTATTCGGTAATCACGGTAATAGAATTGATCGTACGTAAGTAAGTTCTTCATACCATAGTTATACGACTCGGGCATAAACTGGAACTTGCCATCACGAGCAGAACCAGAGTCATTGCCCTGAAGTCCCATGATAATCTCTTCATAGTCAGGCATTAGCGAGATAACTTCTCGTTTAGTTAAGAACGAGCGCTTCCATATCGAGTTACAATCAGAGAGATCATGCTTCCTAAAAAAGGGGTCGATTAAGAAGCTATTGTATGAGCAGTTATCAACTCGTATGTTTCCCGATATCGGATCTGAACGATAATCAACCCAGACCTCGAGTAAATTCATTCCGGTTACTAATCCACCATGAAACGATTCTGAGATAGTCTCAAGAACGCTCTCTTGGTTATTTACCCACATGAGTATTTTGCTGAATTGATCTGCTGTTTCCGCGTCACCATTTTCTATCGGAGTAACAATTGTTGATTTTCGGTTCTTCCGCTGATGGCCGCCGATCATATTAGTAACGCGCCGAATACGATTGAAGTTAAATTGACGACGGCGATTAGCGGGAAGATTGCCATAAAGATCGTTAAAGATGGTTTGATCGCCCGATTCAAATCGAGTATCAGCATCAGCTTCTGACCAGAATGATTGATTTATCGTAATAGACTCGGCATAGAATGCTTCCATGCGGGACAATATCGCTTTGTCATTTTCATTGTAATATTGAGGACCCAGTTCGGGAAAAATCATGCTTAATACCTTTCTACACGAACACAAGTGTTCACTTTTGCATTAGTGTAGAAGGGTGGCGAGCTTGTATCAAGTATTTAATCTTAATTGATCTCCATTATTGATCCCACTTACTTTATTATTAAATACAGAATCAATTTGTAATACTCTAATCCAGTAACAGGTGACAACGCAGTTGTATTTATGAGCATATTACATATCGCCCTTCTTAATTCTCTCCGACGCGATGGCTTATGTATCACAAGTATTACCGGAACTCTTCGGGGAAAAGATGCGTACATTGATCTGATATATCTATG